AACAGGTTGACGTCGCGGGTGAAGATATCGCCGCGGGCGACGACGGGCGGGTCGACCGCCTTCTCGCCTTGTTCCAGCAGGATCAGCTTCAGCGACTGAAGCATGCGGGCATCTTGCAGCGAATTGAGCGTGTGCGGCGAGAAGCCCCACGGCTTGCCCGAGATCATGCGGTTGCGCGGCACGACATAGTTGAAGACCGGCCGGCCGTTGTCATGAAGATAGGTGCGGTGTTCGCAGTCGATATAGATCGAGACGAAGGGCTGGTTGACCCGGCGCAACCCAGCCTTGTCGCCGCCATACAGCTCATCCGAGAACATCAGAATGTGCTGGCATGGGATCTCGCGCATCGGATCCGTCTTCGCCGCCTCGCGCACCGCCGGCGCAACGGTGCCGTTCCAAGTGCCATAGTCCTTCTTGCGCACGATATCGCGGGCGGTGAACGTCACCTTGCGGTAAAGGCCGACGACTTCGTTGGCGTCGTTGACCATCCACGCGCATTTGCCGGGGTGCCAGGCGCGGAAAAGCAGGTGATCGCGGCTATCCGACGGCTCGACGCTCAGCACCGGATTGCCGAAAGTCACCCAATCGTGGTCGGCTTCCTTGGTCGCGATGGCGAACTGGGACCGAACGTCACCGATCAGGCGCCGCAAGCCGATGGTGGCGCGGTCGAGCGATCGCTTATTCGCCAGGCGGCGGTCGCGCTCGGCGTCACCGGTGCCGATCGAGAACCAGTTGCCCTGCCGCAGCATGGCTTCAGGCATGTTGCCGAGGCTTTCCCGCATGAGGATCGGCGTGCCATCCATCAGGTCGGCGACGAAATCATCGTCGATCGGCGAGCTGCCATCGAAGTCGGCGCGCAGCGGGTGGTAAAGCTCCGCGATCTCTTGATCGAGCCGATTCTTCGGCGCCTTCTTTTCGAAGAGCCGGCCGCTGATCTTCAGCAGCTCTTCGCACCGGCTATCGGGCATGTCAGTTGGTTCCGCCGAGGAAGTTGTTCGAATAGGCCGTGATGCCTGGCGAGGCGTTGCCGGCGAGGCGCGTCGAGGATCGACCCTGCCGCGCCATGATATCGCGCCGCTTGCGCCGGCCGGCCTCGATGGCAGCGGCTGAGTTGGCGACCGGCATGCGGGTCACATTGTCTTGGTTCGTCGTCGTCGTTGAATTGTTCGTCGTCGACGAGCCGCTACCACCGCCACCCCACATGCCGAGTCTCCCACTGTTTGCAGCGCTCGCCCCTGCTAATCACTGACATGTAACGCGACTGGCCCGGAAAAGAAAGAACCCCCGCCAGCACCGAGGGGAACTGACGAGGGTTCGGCATTCAGGGAGGTCAACACGGTTCGGGGGTTACTACGGGGGACCGAACCGGATTGCGAGGGCAACCTTATCAGCGCCCGCGATGGCGTCCAGCCAATTCCAGCCGATTGCGCACAGCCCGCATGTAGGCCAGCGCCTTCGCCACAGGCCATCCGACGGGGAATGCGGGATACTCTCTGCGAATTTCCGCATAGACCTCCGTCTCCGTCACAAGATAGTTGTCGTTGTCAGCAACGATCTCTGTGCTCATCCTCGCCGCCGTCTGGCTTTCGCGCCGGCATGCCCAAGATTGACGCGCGGACCTGGCGCACCACCGCCCGGCGCCATGGCCTGAGACAGTCGCCAGTTCACCGAGATCGCGCTTTCCCCATAGTACCAAGCCATGATGACCGCATCGCCCTTGTCAGGCGACCGGCCGATGCGCTTTCTGATATCGTTTTTTTCTTCCATCAGAATGCCTTGCCGGGTCAGCTTCCACGTCGTTGCGGCAAGGTCGGCAAGCAATTCGGGATCCTGCGGCAGTTGCACCGGCTGGCCCAAGCCCGGCTCGAGCGCTTCGCGGAACTTCCAATAGACCTCTGCCCGCTTGTTCGCGAATTTGAACTTCTTCGAGCGATCGGTCGCGGTCGAGCCGTTGGCACCGTTATGCGCATGCAGCGTCAGGCCAACGACGTTGTTCTTGAGGTGCGAATAGACGCCCGAGCCGAAGCCGCCACCCATGTCGATGGCGATCGCGCATCCGTCCCGCATCAATTCGAGATCCCGGGCAGCCAAGTCGATCGGGTCGACCTCGCCTTTCTGCCGTTCCTTGATGACGCGATCGAACCACAGGCCATGCCGGCGGGAATAGGCGTTAAAGTCGCCGCCGCCCAGCGCGACGTCATGAGCGATGCAGCTCATGGGGATATAGGCTGGCGGCTCTTCGACCCAGCGCTCTTGCGCCATCTGAATCCAAGCGGTCGGGATAGCCTGAAAGGGTTGATCGGATATCGCGACGTCGAACTTGCCGCCACGATAAGCGTCACGCAATTCGCCGGGGAGAGCGGCCAGCGTCGAGTCATAGTCGGTCGCGGCCAGATCTGGATTGTCGGAGAGCTTCGACCGAATGAAGGTTCGCGATCGCGGCTTGATCCACTCGCCATCGACCTCGACCGGCGAAGGCCCGTCGCATTCGACGTCTTTGCCGTTGATCGTGGTGAAATAGCGCAGTTCGCCTTCTTTGGCCGGGTTGGGATGCGTTGGATCGAGCCACGGCGACCAATACCTCAGCACCCAATAACCTTCAGGCGTGGTCGGCGGGTTGCCGGTGCAGACGACGCGCGAGCGCTGGCCTGGCGTCGCCGAGCGGTTCCAACCGATGATGAAGCGGAACTGGCTTTCGGTGAAGTCGGCGATCTCATCGAAGGCGATCAGGTCATGCGGCCGGCCCTTGTATTTCTGCTTGTCCTTTTCGAACTGGCAGCCGCCGATTTCGATCATGCGGCCGGGCAGGCGCCACGTCTTCGGGTTGGAGTTGTTGAGCCCGTCGCGGTGACCAAGGATCTCAGCCAGTTCGTCGACGAGGGCGCCAGTGTCGGCGGTCTGCCGGCGCAGGATCAGCGTGCGCTCATGGGCGGTGAGGGAGAGACCGCAGACCAGCGTCGACTTGCCGCCGCCCGCCTGGCCGCCATAAAACAGCTCATCGGCGGCGCACTCGACGGCTTCGGTTTGCGGCCCGGGGTTCGGGATCCAAACTTCATCGGCCGTTGCCTCTTCGGCGAGCCGCTTCACTTCCTCCTGATCTTCAGGGGATAGGGCGTCATAGAAGTCGAGGATTTCGTCGAGTAGGCCGGGCATCAGATTGTCGGTGGCGCGAGGTGCGCCCCGCTCCAGAAGTCTTTGAGGGATTGCCAGAAGCCGGGTCGCTTTGGCGGGATGGGCTTCCCCTCGCATGCATATCGCATGGCGACGGCCATCATGGCTTGATCGTGCCAGTATTGATCCTGAATCTCGCCGAGGCGGCGGATTAGGCGGCGATCAGCCTGCCGCTTAGCCAGCCGCTTGCGTGGCGCCTTGGCAAGCGCCATGCGAAGGGCGAGGCGACGGCTCACGTCCGCATGCCCTTCATTTGCCGCCGGGCTTCGTCGGCGACGCTGTTGAGAGGGGCGAGGAACGACGCGCGCACCAGCCCGCGCGGGTCGATCAGGTTCCAACCGTAGACGGTGGCGGGGTGATGCATCCAATCAGCGATGAAGATCGGACGCGCACGCCACGCCGGCGGCTTCGGCGGCACCTTCGGCGGAAAGCGCAGGAACGGCGGCAGCACTTACGTCACCACCCGATAGGCGACGATATCGCCATCATTCTGTATTTTGCTCCACCCCCAAACGAATTCAGCAGCGCGGCCATAGTAGGTTTCATCTCGATCGCGAAGACGGACCTCGACCGGCGTCGAGTTGGGTATGTCGGGGAATTCCTTTTCCCCATTCCACTTCACCCAGCCTTCGCGTGCCGCCCGCTCTTCTGGCGTCTCTTCGCGGGCGGTGATGATCGGTGCCAGGTGCTGCGCTACCAGCTCGAGCGCGTCGGCCTGGCGCTGCATGTTGATGGCGATCGAGCCGAGAAGATCGAAAGCAGCAGAGATGAATTCCGGCGACACGCCTTCCCCGAGCTTGCTTCTTATGGCATCGCCCGCGATTAGGTCGATCGCAGCCTGAAGGTCTTCGGTCTTCATGGTTTCGCCTCATGTTCAGTTGGTCGACGATATAGGCCCGGGGCGACTTTCACCAGCCGACCCTTGATGGTGAGGGAATCGAGAGAGTGCCCGATGCTGCCTGGCGTGAAGCCTTCAAGATGGGCGATCATCTCCAATTCGAGTCGGCGGGCGGTGCCACGGCGCGGAACGCAGAGCATGATCCACTCGCGGACGGTCACTTGATATCACGGCGCAGGTGATCGTCTTCGCCGGGGATGATGGCATAGCCGATGACGTCTTCGGCTTGCTGGCGGGCGAAGCGATCGCGCATCCTCTTTGCCGCGGTCGCATCCTGCATCGGATCATTGACCGGCTCTTTCGCCCAGTCCCAATTGATCGTGCCGGCCGGGAAGCGCTGTTGCCCCTTCACATTGCGCACCTGGCCGTTGCGCTGGAACACGACGACGTTGGTATCGACGCCGATGCCGTTGGGCACGGTGACCTTGACGTCGGCCTTGAGGCCGGGGTCGAACACAGTGCCGAGCTTGCCGCCCCATGCGGTGAAGCCGTCGGGCAGCGGCGGCAGGGCATCGACGAACTTGCCGCGGCCCTTGTCGTCGACCTCGACGCCCATGTTGCGAGGCTCGCCGAGATTGGTCGAGTCGACGCGCTTCCAGTCGTACACATGGCCGTTGCTGGCGCGCGGGTCGATCCATTGCTGCACCGGAAGCGGGGTTTCAGCAGCCATCACCAGCCACGCCTTGCCGCGATCGGTGACGCGATAGCCGGGATCCGCGACCAGCAAACCGTTCTCGGTGAGCCATGCGACGGTGGCATCAGTATCCTCCGGGCCTTGGCCGATATTGATCAGTCCGGTTCGCTCGACGCGCAGAAGGGTTTCGAGAAGTGGAGGAATCGTCATTGGGTTTCCTTGGGATTGAGAGCGGCTTGCGCCTCTCCCTGCTTGGTGGGAGGGAGGGCGCGCAGAGCGAAATATGCCCGAACGAAGTCGTCATATTTGACTTCACCGGCGCTCACCGTCATATCTCCGTTGTCGTCATACACGGCGTCGGAGAACGGCTTCAGAGCCGTCGCCATCTTCTCCGTCTGAGTGAGAAGGCCCGCGGCGAGCGTCAGAGTATCAACGTGGACTTTCACGTAGTCCGCCGCGCCCGGCGGCTTAGCCAGCCGTTTTAGCTCAGCAATTGCGACTTGCAGTCTATCCACGATCCCGTTCATGTCCTCTCCTGTACGGATTGGAGAGCGGCG